TCGCTGTCAAACAGATACCAACCACAGGTGCCGTCCGTGGCCTCCCGGAGCCAGTACCAGCCGTTAGCCGCATAGCTGCCGTCTGTAAACTGATACCACCAGCGGTTACCATCTGCGGCCGGCTGGAAGCCCTGGGTGTATGTCACTGGGACCGGGGTATAGTCGATGTCGCAGAGCTTGAGGGCCTTCTGCCAGGGTGTGGCGGTCACTCTGGACTTGATGGTGCCGTAGTTGATGCCCTTGGCCTCAATACACCAACCATCACCTATGTACACCCCGATGTGGCCCGGCTTCCAGAGCGCCCAACCGACCATGGACTCGTCCAGATGGTCAACGCCTATCCGCTCCACGGCTGTGTCATGGTAGTTGTAGCTGCCACGGATGCGCCCGGTGTACCAGCTGATGAGGCCGGAACAGTCCGTGCAGCGCTGGCCTATGTACTTGGCCGCCTTGGCTTTGTAGGTGGATGTGTATGTGCCTGGGTTCTCCCGGGCCAGGCGGTCAAGGATGGCCTGGGTAATGACCTCACCCTTGGCGCCGTAAACGTAGGGTGTGCCCAGCTTGTCCTTGCAGTGCTGTATTAATCCTTCTGCTGTTTTACTCATAGTGTTTACCTCCATCAAAAAAAATAAGGCCCAGGGCATCGCCTGGGCCATGAAAAGTTGTGACGTCACAAGTTGCGATATCGCAATTACTGTTTACCCTCTATGAGCTGCTTAAACGCCTGGTGCAGGCCCGTACTCGCCAGCCCGCTAAAGGCCCCGGCCAAGATGATATCCGGGCTTACCCCGCCCATAATCCAGATGTTAAGGGCCGCGCCCAGCAGAGCCACCATGGTGGGGATGTATTTGTTATCCAGGTCTTTCACCCACTTTTTGGCTATGTAGCCTGTAATCAGGCAAATGCCCACGATAACCACCACTGTGTAATTGCTAAAAAACGATAAATCCATACTCTATACCTCTCTTTCTGCCGGCTCCTCCGGCATCTTCATAAGTTTGTCCTTAAGCTCTGTTGCCACATCATTGCCGCCCAGGACATGGTATGCGTCATACATCCGCTTAACATTTTCTTTGCCATATATAGGGCAGTAACCCCTGTCCTGATAATGATTGTAGGCCTGTATGATACGGTCCCTCAAAAGTGCCTGCATACCATCATGGAGGGCCGCTGTCTTTACGGATTCCTCTTTTTGTCTTTTGAGTATCTGCCGGTACCCAAATCCTAAAAGGGTGGAGATGGCTACAAACAGCCATTCCACCCAATGAACACTTATGTATTGTGCTATCACACCCATGATGTCTCCTTACTTTGTGTAGTCCTCTCCGGTAATCTCCTTGTAGTCCGCCTCGGACAGTTTACCCGCGGCCACCAGGGCCTTAAGCCGGTCAATGTCCCATAATCTCGGGTAATACTTCTGTGCCAGTCCTTTTACATTCATGGTCTCACCTCCTCCTATAAATCAATACCGGCCATAATAGCCACGTAATCAATGTCAGCCGTATTCTTTTCCACCTGTGCGGCCACACCCGGCTGTGATAGCGTCAGGAGCGCCACACGGCCATATACGGCCTCGGCTGTGACGGCACCATCCTCCCCGTATTGCTCCGGCATGATAAGATAGTTGTCATCAATGGCCTTTGGATTGCCCAGCACCGTATAGCCATCATACACAGCCAGGGTGCTGCCATCCTCGTTGACAGTCTTAATCTGCTCCGTGGCTGCCGCATCCGCAAACACGGCCACGATATCCTCCAATGGTTCGGCAGCCTGGAAGATAAGCCTCAGCGTACTGGGCGTGGAGGATGTGCCGCCGATGACCAGCGGGTACTCCTTCCCGTTTTTCAATACAATTTTTTCATTCATATATTTTCCTTTCTCCCGGCAGGTCGCCGGGCAATAAAATAAGCCCCTGGTTTAGGGACTTGGATAAAATTTACTCTTTCAAATAAATACATAACAGGTGCTATTGAATTACAAGAGAATGGTTGCTATACTTAGTAACAAAAGGAGGTGTAGAGCATGCCAAATAATGATTGTAGGTATTGTGGACAACCGTTAAACATATCACAGTATTCAAGTGATAAAAGGTGGAAATCGTGTCCACTTTGTTCCCAAAAGGCAGGAGAACATATTTTTTATCCATATGAAACATTCGGCTTTACAGAGCAGAGGGTTACATATAATAATCCAGATGGAATACAAAGCTATTGTCCACCATGTCGTCCACAAGGAGCAAGTGGCGGACCCTATGCAGGTCACAAAAAATGTTCTGAATTACATTGATTTTAATTAGTACACTCTAAAAGACGATACTAAATCTGTATCGTCTTTTTATGATGTGCCTTTATTAAATAAATAGGGACCTGATTTGCAGGTTACGACTCATTTTTTCTTATCACAAATAGCAATTTAGAATGGAAATTAAATGGTACATATAAGGCCACAGATACTTGCCCATTACCTGAAAAATATAATGAGTTGATGATTAAGATTTACCGTACTTCTGATAACGCATATACATGTGGTGTCAATATATTAAAAGCAGAGCTTGGTAAAAACACTGGTAATTGGATGACTGGTTGTGGGCGTGACGCATCTGGTTGGGATGTAAAAATAGTTATAGCCATCACCAGTACAATTGCGATAAATTCTGTTTTTATAAACGCAGCAGATAATAAATCAAATTTCAGCTTTGTCGTTTATTACCGCTAATGATCATATACCCGACCTACATATTTGACGCAAAATATATTAAATCTGCAACATAAACTCCACTCTGTGTCCCACGTATTATTATATTTCCTCTGGTATCTACTGACACAGTAAGGAAAGCGGGTGATTGATATGTTGCCCATGCAGGAACTAAAATACTTGTTGAGTCAGTTGATGAATATGGAATTCTAGCAATGGTTACTGTTGATGTGGTTCCCGTTGTTACAACGATTCCTAATCTTAAATGTATCAAATTTCCATGTTTGTAAACTGACCTGGTTCCATTCCCTGACTGCTGTATATAGGCATTGCTATTTTCTACCTCGGCTATCTGATTTGTAATATCTAAATTGCTATCTATGCTATCTTTTACCTGCTTAAGGTACGCGCTGGATGGGACCTTATTTGTAGCTGTGGACTCTGTCTGCACGATATCAGTCTTTTTAAGATAATCCGCCAATTTCGTGGTAAGGGCTGTATTGCTTACCAGCTCCAGGGCAACCTTACGGGCCAGCGCATCCAGCAGGGCCTGGGCATTACTGTCCGCTCCGGCAGCCACGACAATCCCCTGTGTATCTGTTGCCTTGACGGATGTGGCCGTCCCGTCAAATCCCCCCAATCCCGCAGCAATATCCTCCACCGCTTTTGCACTTGCCGCTGCATTTGCCGCGCTTCCGGATGCAGCAGACGCAGAGCCTGCCGCCGCGGATGCGGAACCCGCTGAGGCCGTGGCCGATTCCTGGGCAGATACCTTTGCGGCATTGGCCTCCTGCAGGGTCGTATTGGCCTCTGTGATGGCTTTCTGTACCTCCTCCGATGCCTTAGTGGCTTTCTGGCTCGCTCCGTTGGCAGTAGTCACTGCCTCATCCACATGGGTTGTATTAGTATCAACTTCTTCGTTGACCTTCTCGGCCAAGGATATCATACTTTCCCGAACATCCCGCCCATACACCGCAGCCCTGAAGTCATTAATCTCTTTACTGATGTCAGCCATCGTTTATCACCTCTTTCTTTTTTCCTTGTTAAACGGTCTATCTGCTTCTGCTGGGCCTGTATTGCACCGGTCAGAAGAGCAATGTAATTCATATAGGGGATACAGTAATACCCATCCTTATCTATGGATGTCAACGGCAGGTCAATCCCCAGCTGCTTCTGCAACTTCTCCACGTCCTGGGCCACAAATCCCATCATCGGCTCACCAGTCTCTTTCATTACATATACTTTGGGATGCAATCCAAGTACCAGTGCCAGAGACTGCCCGTCCTTTAAAGGTTGTATTCTTTTCTTCTTTCGCCGGTCGGATGTTTCGTAGAATGACCCGTGGAAATCACCCATGAAACTGCCGTGGACATAGCTGCCTGTACTATACATACCACCTATGTTAAACGATGCCCCGCTGGCCATTATTTGGTTCGCAACCCGGAGCGTATTAACATTAATCAGGTTGGCTCCCACCGTTGTATTATTACTTGTACCGTCAAGAGTAAGGACACCACCGGATGTCAGCTTGAATCCTGGCAGTGTGATACTGCCTGATGTCATGTTGATGTTACCCTCATTGATTGTTATTCCGTTCTTGTCAAATCGCGCCAGCTCTTCCCCATCAGTATTTTTTATTATTATGACTCCATCTTTACCAAGTCCCTTCCCACCAAGCTCCAACGTCCCTCCACGGATTCGGTCCGCCAGCATCTGACCGGCAGTGATAAAATCAGCCACCAGGTTCCCGTCTATGGTCCATGCATTCTTATACGGTCCATTGATGCCGGTTGTCGAAAATCCGATGCCATTCTGATTGAACTGGATTACATTCGTAGCGGTCTCTTTATCCGGCGTGTTCATGATGAGGATACGCCACGGTGTGGTCGTATTCCCAGTATCAGGTTCTATGTTGTCAATGACGACATAGCCTCCCTTACCTCCCATAATGAGCTGTGTGGCATTCTCCACCCTGCGGTTAATCTCCTGGGCCGTATCTTCTGCCACCTTCTCAATGCGCTCAGATACAGCTGTCTGGTTCTTGACCGTGGTGCCAGTCAAGGTCTCAGTCTGCCGTCCCAGTGTGATACTACCCTGTCCAGGGTCAAGCAGATTGACTTCTCTTCGTGTAAGCAGGAACTTCTGATTGATTCCATGAGGGTCACTGGATACATCCGTCCAGAATCCTAATTGAAATTGTTGTACGGTGCTGTCTATGGCTGCCAGGTCCACAGCAGATACTTCCATGGAGGCAGGAAGGGTTGAAGCCTCTTTGAGGTATTCCCTGGACTTAGCAAGCAATATACCAGGTTCCGTCACGTCGTCCCATTTCTGATATCCCCATATTCTCCCGTACTGTTCCACGGCTTCCGCGTTCTCGATGTAGTCTACACCTCCATTAACGGATGTGATATCTACTGCCCTGGACTGTGTCTCCCCCGACTCATCCTTGTACTCCATGTCTGCCCCCTGAGGAATCAGACATGTTATAATCTGCGTGGCATCTACATAGTGTGTCAAATCCAGCAGGTTCTCCCCGAACCGGATTACCTGGCTGTTAATCCCGCCGTAATCCCACAGATAGTCCAGATAACGCACTCCCGCCTCATGCCTGACACGGAGATATCCGCCAAATGATTCCGGCAACTGCCTCAATAGTGTGAGCGTGTCCGAAAAGCCCTGGACGGTCCACTCTTTGTATCCGCCATCCCCACTCACCACTATATTTCCTTTTTTAATCTGCCGGCTGGCGTTCACCTGGCTGTTGTGTACGTCAAGAAGCTGTCCTATGTATCCGTCTATACCTCCGGTATACGTAAAGGGGCGTTGCTGACTGTCCAAAAGATACGTCAGCTCTCCCTCACAGGTAACCGCGACCATATTATCAAAGTCTTGTTCCGGTCTCCACATCCGGCCACAGAATACACATGCGCCATCATCATAAACAATCACCTCAGACGTCAGGACTTTCAATTGCTTATAATATGGATGCCCTTTGTACACCCGGAATGTGAAAGAGCCGGCGCTTCCCATCTCCTGGGTAAGCACTGGCTCAAATATCCGAAGCATATCATCAAGCGGCTCGTATATGGGGTATTCTCCATTCACGTTTTTTACATATACCCGATACATTTACAATATTCCTCCCCTGTACGATATGGTAACCGTCCCGGTCCCGGTGAACATGAGCACGTTCTCCCCTTCCTTTATAACGATGTCGTATATCTTATTCGTTCCTTGTTTCAGTTCATAGTCCTTGCCGCCATAGCTCACCGTCATAGCAGCTGATACCGTAATTTCAGGAATAACCCATCTCTGCGTGCCTGGGACGTTAATGGACAGGCTGCCACTCACCTCCAGTTCCTTATAATCACGGATTACTCCTTTCTCGAAGGAGAATGAATCCCATAACCAGTCCTCGTCTGACGCCGTAAGCTCATACTTATAAGGGTCAGCATTCACGCTGATAGTGAATGTTCCCAAGGTCCTTGCTCTGGAGTATTCAGATACCGTCATGCGCCCGGCATAATAGTACATCGGGTCATCATCGAATATTAGTTTTCCTTCTCTGCCGTGGAAGTTTCGTAGGACTTCTGAAAACACCTCCGGCCACTTGTCCATCGGATAACCGCATCCAAAATTAAGAGTAATTACCCTCCGTTCATATATAATCCGGCCCGCAATCGCTGTGGAGAGGTCCAGGGAGCCGTCGGCCCCCGGAACATCCTGATAGATTGTCTTTGGTACCGGCGGCTGAACACAATGTCTGTTTGCCAGTGCCATCCCATAAGTTGACAGCATGTCAATGCCGTTTATGCTCACGCTTTGATGTATCATCCTATCCGCTCCTTAAGGGCCTGTACCTGGCCCAATTTCCGGTCCATTTGTCCCGCAGTCTTGCCCACCAGGGCCTTCCCGTCCATCATGACGTACTTTTGGGAGGCAATGTCCGGAAGATATGTCTCCAGCAATGAAATGACCTGCTGTGTGACGCTGCCATTCTGTTCCCCGCCGCCTGACATATCCATGGTCATGACGTCCATACTCCCGGCCAGGGCCGCCATCTGGTCTGTTACGCGCCACATATTTCCCCTAATACCTTCTTCCAGGCCCTGCATCATATGAGGCATCCATTCTTCGTAATAGCGGAGCGGCCCCTTTTCCGGTCGGGTGAAATGCAGGTAGTCAGAGACCGTGCCCGCCACACTCCGGCAGGCTTCCGCTATTTCAGAAGTTTTACTCTTAATCCCAGCGACAAAACCTTTCATCATATCTCCTGACCAGGTTTCAGCCAATGGGGTAAGTCCCTCCATTATGGGTCGCATTTCTGTGGATATTTTCGATACTTCTTCGGTTACTTTTTGTATTCCATCAGCAATGCCTCCAGCAAGACCCTCATCAAAATACGTACCTATATCGTATGTCACCTTGGAAGGAGAGTTAATTTTTAGGGCATCTTCCGCCGCGCCCACGCCTGATTCAGCCAGCGTTTTCACCACATCCCTAATTTGTCCTACACCACTTAGAATACCAGAAGCAAGCCCCTCAGAGAAATTAGCCCCCGCTGATTCCATCTCGACGGTTTTGCCTTTAATACCCTGCGCTACATCCGTCAGAGAATTAGCAGTATTTTCTGGTATCTTTGCAAGTTCCTGCCTGCTTTTCAATTCCAAACGAACAAGCTCAGCCACATACTCATCCGTAACACCTGGTGCGCCTTGCTTAACTGCTTCCCTTGCCTCCACTAATTTTGTTTTGTAGGTTTCACATTGCCTTTCCAGGCTCTCCCTTGTAGATGTCTCAGCGGTCTGAAAATCGTTGGTCAACAAAGCTAATGATTCTGATATTTTTGCTTGGTCTTCGGAAATTATAGCCGCGCTCGCACCTTCATAATTTGCAATCGGAGAGTTATATCCTTCCAGTGCCGCAGTTGCGTCTGCCAAAGTCTGATTGTTCTCAATCATGTGGTCCTTAAAACCTGCTGTTGTTTCTCCTGCCATTATAAGTTGGTCTTGCAGGTCATATAACTGCTGCCTTAACGTATCATTTGTTCCATCAGAGGCATATTCAGCCATAAGACTATTATATTCTGACTGCAGTTCGTTTTCTTTTGCAAGCGCTTCATTATAATTCTGAGTTGCTGACTCTGAATTCTTGGTTGCATCAAAAAGTGCCTCCCTTGCCTCCTTTTGCTCGACAATAGCCTCCGTATATGATTCCAAATAGGCATTCAGTGTGGCCTCTGCCTTTTTCTTCTCAATGAGATTATCAATCTCTTGCTGGAGCCCCTGATAATCTTTGATGACACCATCGACCATGTCAATCTCAATTCCCAACGCATTTTTCAATTCATTGACTATAAATGCAGCCCTGACCTCGTAACCTTCATTGATTTTTCCATTCTCGTCTGTGATATTTTGTAATTCCTTCCACAGCTCCTTCTCTTTTCCCGATTGCGCCTCTATAACAGATACAGATTCCTGTCTATGTTGTGACAACTCGTCATAAGCATCTTTCAGTTCTTCTACTTTTTCTTTATTCTCTTTTTCTGTCTCGGTAAGCTCCCGTACCTCTTCGTAATAGTTAACCATATTATCCCGGGACGCAATGAATGCACCCCCAAGGACACCAACAGCCAATGCAGTTAGGAAGAGCGGGCCTCCGCTCGCAGATAGGGCAGTCAATGACCCTGATATTACAGGGAGCATCTTCATAAGTGCGCCAATTCCGGTAGAAAGCTTTCCGATGGATATAAGCAGGGGACCGATTGCTGCAACGAGTAAACCAATTTTTACAACTGTCTCCTTTTGGGTTGCATCCAGCTTATTAAACCAGTCCGTCCACTGCTGTATCTTTGCCACAAGCGCCCGTATTTTAGGTATCAGCGCGTCACCAATCGCAATTGCAGCCTCCTGCAGCTGGCTTTTAAGGATGGTCAGCTGTCCGTTGAGGTTGTCCTGCGTTGTTTCTGCCATGTCCTTTGCCGCGCCCTCTGAATTGGCAATAGCATCCGACAGTTTTTTGTAATCATCTTCGCTGGCATTTATGATGGCCAGCATGCCGCTCATGGCCTCCTTGCCGAAAAGAGTTGCCGCATATGCGGACTGTTGCTCCTGGGTAAGCCCCTCAATAGCCTGAGTCCCCAGTGCTAAAGCAAGATTCTGGGCCACCTGTGCTTTATTGGTCTTTTTGGTCACTTTGATTCCCAGTTTATCCATTGCCTGTTTCTTAAACTGAGCTTCAGACATATCCTTTATCTGTTCCTGACCGGCATACATTGCAAGCTGGAAATACTTTTCTTCCTCCGACAACCCTTTAAGCGTTTCCCCGTATCCGTCAGCAATAGCCTGCTGCTCCAGAGTGGCCAGGCGCTGGGCCTTCTGTTCCTCTGTGGTGACAGCAAAGGATTCCCGCAAGATTTTTAATGTCTCATCCAGAGACTTCATTGAACCGTCTTCATTGGCAATCTCAATCCCCAGTTCATTCATGACGCCTTCCATGGATTCCGTGGGTTTTACCATATTGGTGATGGCTGCTCTCAACTGGGTACCTGCCTGGCTGGCCTTGATGCCACTATTGGCCATCAATCCCACTGCGAGAGCCGTATCCTCCATAGAATACCCCAAAGAGCCACAAACAGGTGCCACATACTTGAATGTCTCGCCCATCATCTCCACATTGGTATTGGCATTGCTGGAAGCAGCCGCCATAACATCGGCCAGGCGCCCGGCATCCGCTGCCGTGTATCCCATACCAGTCAGGGCGTCCGTTACGATATCGGATGTGGTCGCCAAGTCTGCACCGGACGCAGCTGCCAGGTTCATAATTCCGCTGATACCGTTCAGCATGTCATCTGTTTTCCAGCCTGCCATTGCCATGTAACTCATGGCGTCTGCGGCCTCAGATGCGCTAAATTTCGTCTCTGCGCCCATCTCCCTGGCCTTATCCCTTAGCCGGTCAAAATCCTCACCCGTGGCCCCGCTGATGGCTGACACATTGGACATTGATTCATCAAAGTCTGCCGTTGTCTTTATCGCGGCGGCTCCCACGCCGTCCACAGCAGCCGTAACCGGAAGAAATTTCTTCCCGACGCCTTCAATCTCCTGTCCGACTTTCTGGAATTTCTCTCCGGCCGCACTAATCTGCTGCAACGTTGTATTGGCTTTCCCTGCCTGGTCCTCCAGGGACTTAAGCTGCTGCTCCGTCTCAGCTATCTCCCTCTGCAGGGCGTCATACTGTTCCGGCGCTACCGGGTTCCCAAATTCATCCGATACTTCCTTAGCTGATTTCTGGAGCGTCTTTAATTCGCTGGAGGTTTTTTTGATTTCCTCCTGTATAGCATCGTACTTCTCCTGAGATATCTCTCCGTTTGCCAGCTGCTCATCGGCGTTCCTGGACTGTTCTTTTAGGTCGCCCAGTTTATTTTTGGTCTCGTCTATCTGTTTCTTGATTGGGTCATACTTTTCTTTCCAGGCATCATAGTTTGAGGCTGATTCTGCCACCTGCTTGTTTGCCTCTTTCAGGGTATCCAGTTTACCCTTAGTTCCCTGCACGGCCTCTGCCAGGAGCTTCTGTTTCTGCCGCAGCAGCTCCGTGTTGGTTGGGTCCAGTTTCAGCAGTCTCTCCACATCCTTAAGCTGGCCCTGTGTGCTGCTGATTTCTTTGTTGACACCGCTTAATGCCTTGTTTAAACCGGTGGTATCCCCACCGATTTCTATTGTGATTCCTTTGATACGGTCTGCCACGATACCACCTCCTTAAAATTTGTCAAAATCCTCCTGGGTTGCCAGGTTCGGGTACTTATAACTATCGTTCTGTGACTCCGTGAACATGTCCAGGACCAGCCCAATGGTAAGCAGGTCAAGGTCACTGACCGCTACCCCCAGCTGGGCTGCCCGGAGCATGAACAGGGGCGTTGTCATTTCCCGGCTGCTCGGCTTCGTTTTTTTTTGGCCTCCACATCCGTCTCAATGTTCAGATGCCAAAGGTCAAGGAGTTGGGGAAGCACCGTGTAAATGGAGAACGTGTTGAACTGGTCCAGCCACTCCTCCGGGGTACCCGGCTGTTTCGGGTCGGCATGAAGCGCCATTATGTATGCCACATTCTCAAACAGCTCCAGGTCGCTGATGGGGACCTCCTCCCCTTCCACGGCCTTTCCCAAACGCATCAAATCCCGGAAGATATCCCGCCGGAACCGCGCCCTGTACAGTCTTGGGATGGCAGCCGATGCCTTGAACGGCACCAGCTTCCCATCAATCTCTATTTCCTTGCTTATCATGTCCTGCCTCCATTATGCTGGGTTGGATGCGACTGTCTCGTATACCTTGTCATACCAACCGGTATAGGTTGCCTCATCCGTTGTATCACCGGTCCGCGCCTTAATCCTTCCGTCCGGGAGGGGTGTCGCAGAGATAGTCAGTGTCTCCGTTACCGGTTCAATGGATTCCTCCTTGGTCTGGGACTCCACAGATGGCCTGGTAGCGCTGCAATTATACAACACGTGCCGGATAGCCTTCTCGTCGCCGTCAAACTCAAAAAGCAGGGCAAATGCGGCCTGCTTGGCATCCGCTTTCTCAATCAGGACCTTCTTTCCATCCAAGGTCTCTCCCAGGACATCCGTCCGGAAGCTCTCCGGCAGCAGGGCCACCTCCAGGTCTCCCTCATAGCCATTGTTGGCGGCGGCCTGATAGTAAGTGATTCCGTCCGCGTAAAACTTGGAGATGTCGCCCTGCGCATCCAGGGCAATGCTGACGGAACCCCGGATGGGTGACGGTTTGGCAAACGTAATTGCCCCGTCCTCTCCGGTTGTATGTGGTGCGTAATGCACGTTCTTAAGGTTGTACTTGACTTTATTCATTGATTAATACCTCCATTTCATACAGCACCTCATACATCTTTTCAGATTCAAGGTACGCCTCTGTTTTCTCATAGAAAAAGCCATGCTCTTTCAGCACGGTCTCCACGCTTTTTTCTGCTTCCAGGTCTTTTATATCCGTATACAGTTCCAGGTCCAGTTTATTGATGCCCTGGTAAACAATCCCGTCAGCAGAAAAGTTATTAGTTTCTGGGTACAGATACACCAGATAAGGCTTCCCTGGTTCCTGCCCCTCCTCAAAGTGATGGTAAGCCGCAGGGAACCCGGATGATTTGACCATCCGGCATACATCCTTCTCTGTCATCGTGATAACCTCCCTTTCAGCCGTTTTTCATAATCCTTGACAGCCTGCTTTTCCGCAGGGCCGATATGCGGGATGCCTTCCACCCGGCCTCCGCCTCGTTTTGCGTGTCCTTTTTCCAACAGGTGGGTAAGGCCAGGTTTTTTCTTGTTATATATCCGAATTCCTATGGATACAGCATTTTCTGTTTCCACCTTGGATGCCCAACCATCCTTGTAATGCCCCTTCCTGCTCCCAGACCCATCTGGGGATGTCTTTTTCAGTTCCTTCACCGTCTCCTTTGCTACCGCCCTGGCCTCTGCCTTTATGTCGGCTGCCACCTCAGAAGCATATTCCTCCATCATTTTGGCAATCTCTTTTCCCAGAGAGTCAATCCCAATTCCTGACATGACATCACTCCTTTGCTGTGGCACGGATTTTCACGGTTTCATTCTTATACTGCACATTATCAATACTGGTGATGTTATAAGCCTTGCCTCGGTGCATCAACCGGTATTCCTTCGTATTCATGGCGCCCAACAGCGGATGATATCGGAAAACGAACATAATTGTGTTCTGGGACTGTGTCTGCGCGGCCTCCCAATACTCGGAGCCTGACAGGTTGTTCATGTAGGCATATCCACGGTAATACTCTGTCCATGACGGTATCTGGTTGCCGATATCATCCTCTGCATACCCACTTTTTTCAATTACCACTAATTCCCGGTATGCCCCTGCATTCATACAATCACCACCTTACAACAGGTTGACACAATACATCCCCAGGATGGTATCCACAACCCGGTTGACATTGTTCTTGTCCACGGTCATCTGCCTGTTATCGTACATATCGGAGACAAGTACTAGGACGGCAATTGTGATATCCTCATGTGTATCAATCGCAGCCTCATCAAGGCCGGTATATCCCTTCACATAATCCATGGCTGCCGGAAGGAGGATTTCCAGGTACTGCCTGTCCTCCTCCGTCAGGTATGCCTCTTCCGTCCGTATCTGCCGGCAGATGTCCTTAAGTGCTATCTCGCTTGCCCTCATCCTTCGCGCTCCTTCTCGGCGTCACAGGCTCTATATACCCGGCTGCGGTAAGGTCATCCAGGATTATCTGCGTCCGGATGTCCCTGACCTCACCAGCATACATGGATATGACGCCTGTAAATGATTTCAGTGCCTTGACCTTCATGTCCTGCCTCCTTAAGCGGATGCCTTCATGACCAGTTTGACAATCTTCTGGGCATTCTCGACCTTAGCATCAAACTCCATCCATGCAATCACACCTATGGCATGTTCATCCGCATATCGTTCCTGGAGGACCTGCACGGATGCATCCTCGGACAATTTTACAGCCAGGCCGGACAGGTCCCCATAGTAAATGGCTGTCTTCCCCGCCTCCATTCCGTCCATCTGGTCTGACACATAAACCGGCTTCCCCAGGAGAGTCGTACCGAAGGGGGACGTGATGTCATCCTGCATGAGATACCGGCCATTACCATCCTTCAGCAGGCGCAAGGCCGTCCTGGTCGCGCTGTTCATAATGAATACGGCTTTTGCCTGAAAGGCATCCTTCACTTTGTCCTTCAGCATGATGATTTCATCCATCGTTACGGCGGATGCCGCCGCAGTTTCCACGCTAAGGGTCACGCCCTTCAACCCTTCAACCTTGGCATCAGTTCCATGCAGCAGTTCCGCTTCAAGGAACCTTGCAATCGATTCAGACATTTCATTAACAACGAACGACACGATGTCAAACTGGCTGTTATTCGCCAGGGACTTGGACACTTTGGACAGGGCGCCGGCCAGGTATCCAGTCAGTTCGATATTGGTGAACTTCCCACTGGTGCTGGTAAGGGATTTGAATTCCTCTGCGTAGGCCATCCTGATTGTGTTACCATCAGCCGCATAGTACGGGATTGACAGAGTCCCTTTTACATTGTACCGGGTCGCCATCTTATAGATTGGGCAAATGTCCTCCACCTTCTTGATAATCCGGTTTGCAATCGTCTTGGGGATAACGGCGCCATTATCAGTCTTTGTCATCTCACCAGCACGTTCCTCCAGGACCTCCCCGCGGATATAGGCCGCAAAAGCACGTTCTTCCAGCTCCTCCTGTTTTAGGTCCTCATGTTTCTCTGTGCTGGTAACATTCAATTTCAGGTCCCTGGCACGTTCCAGCTTCTCAATAGTGCTGTCCAGGGCCTTCACCTGTTTATCCAGGTCATCAAACTTCTGGTCCTCTTCCTCTGAAAATGCCCTCTGCTCCGTCTCTGCGGTGGACGTCAGGTCTTTCATCTGCTGGACCAGGTCGGCCCGCTGCTCTGTAAGAGATTTTAAATCCTCCGCACGATACTGCATGTACTGCCTTACAACTGTTTTCTTTCTCATTCTGCTTTCTCCTTCTCTAATTCCTTGATTCTATTGTGATACTTACTCATATCAATCGTTTCCTTTGTTTCCTTAACCTCCACATAATCCGCGCGGACTTCCAATGGCTCCGGTGTCAGGACCATATCACCCTCTGCCCTCACCTCAACACTGGTGCCCTCATAGCAAGGCTGTTTCCTCTCATCAATGATGGAAACCTCCACCAGGTCCATATCCTCCACATACCGGCGCTCCAGAGCGTCATGGATATCCTCCGTGCTGGCGTCCCGTTCCCGGAACCCAAAGGACCAGCCTCTGAGTTTCTTCTTATGGGCCTTTTCAATGACTTCCGGGTCCGTGACCTCCGCCCTGGCATGGAGTCCGATGCTGTCCTCATACAGTTCCAGGTTTGTGCTTGTGGAACCCAGGTTTCTGGTCTTGTCATGGTTCAGGAGCAGCTGCACCTCATTGTGCCTGAGCGCCCGCTCAAACACCCCCGGTACAATCTGTTTCCCGGTCTTACGGTCCCTCATAGGCCGCGAATCTCTGGCCACGGCATTGACATAGCCTTCAATCACCACGCTGTCCGACCTTAGTTCAATCCTCATCTTTCTTTTCACCTTCTTTCTGCTCCGGCTCTGACTCTTTCTGTCCGAGTCCGCCGGTTTGGTTCATATTTGGCATATAAAACTGTTTTGTCACCGGGTCATACAGCACATCCTGCAGACCCAGGCGGACAAAATCCAATCCCAATGGCGGCATGTTCTCCCGCAGACGTATCTCATCAATCTGCATGAATCCGTTCTTACAGGCCGTTTCATAGGCCCGGAAACGTTTTTCAATGTCCCCTTTCGTCAGCTCCGACGTATCCGCTGCAAAATAAAAGGACCCCTTCTCTGATTCAAGAAGCAGGTCCCGGTTCAGGGCACACTCAATTTCTTTTAAGATCGGATTCAGACAGTACTGGACGAAGTTCGTCTTATCCTGCTCCGTGGCGCCGCCGTTTATCATGGCCGGCGGCATGTTGAACAGCTTACAGATTTCGTCACTGTTGGTTTTCTTGTTCTCATTCAGCTGCATCTCCACAGACGTGTTACTGGCTTCCTGGAACTCTAACCCCTCGTTCAATATGACGACATTTTCCGTGTTGTTCTGGTAAAGTCTGTGCCATGCCGCCTTTAATGCCTTAATGGCCGGTTCTGCCAGTTTTTTTGCCGACTTGATAAACCCTTTCTTATTGCCGCCGGTCTTGACCAAGTTCTTTTCGTACTTCAGGGAATGGTAGACTACGCTCAGGACTTCACTGTTCTCATCCACCACACTCCTGCCGGAACGTCCATCCTCCGTATTCCTGAGCACTTTCAGAAATTCAAAGGGCTTATATTTCGTCCCTTGAATCATGATGTCATAGTCCTTAAAAATCGGGTCTGATGTGAACAGGAAGGATACCTCAGATTCCCTGACATAATGCAGGGACCTTATCTGGTTCCCGGTCCGGTTGATGAAAGCATAACCGCCTTTCCCGGTCAGATAGTCCCTGACCAGCGCCCGCTTGAACTGCACCCCATCCAGGGTGTCCCCGGTATCATCATTTAGCAGCCGAACCCTGGCATCATCCTCAACTGCTTCCAGCTTCCCATCCACCAGCCTATAAAGCCGAACAGGGATGGTTGAAACGGTTTCCGCTATCTTATTCACACAGGCCGCAAAGGCCGGCACGTTCATGGCCTGGTCCCTGGTCATGTAGTCATCCGACAGACTGGCCCTCAGCAATGCATCCTCATTAGACTCTGTTTCTTTTTTCTCTGGTTCCGGGTCTGCCCTCAACCGAAAGGACCACATATGCAATCACTCCTCTCTCTATTGCGATATCGCAACTAACACACCTGCACTGTAAAACCACTGTCGTCAAAAAGGATATCCTGTTGGAGCAGGTACACTGAGTTGATAATGCTCACCACTCCGTCCACCTTCCCCTTGGATTTCTTCTTGTTGACATACCGGTTCATGTTGGTGTCATAGGTACACTTCGCGTTCTCAAAATTGGTTTCCAGCAACCGGTTTTCCTCATAATGCCATTTCTGGTTTGCCACCATCTCCGCCAATAACTTGGTGGGAGGATGCAGGGTGTCCGAATGCTGCCGTATTTCTACTGTTGTGTAATCCTTATCCCATTTCTGGGCGCTTGACAGGGCATTATACCGGTCGTAGCCGATTGACTTAATAACCACACCCCTGGATTCTTCCAGGCCTGCCACGTAGTCCTCAATCACGCCGTAATCCACTGTCATATCACCGCAGGCAATGCAGGTTCCCGCGGCAATGGCCGCCCTGTAATCAAACTTCTCAAACTCACTCTTTTCATCAATCCTTCCCTCTGGTATAAATGTCATGACGTGGCTCAGTATCTCCCCGTCCTCCTCCGCCGACATGGTCACGGAACAGTTATCGTTTGTCATTGCAAGGTCAACCCCCACATAAACCTCCCGGCCTTCCCAGTCTATCCGCGGTACCTTGCAGGCCTTCACCTGGTCAATCGGGATGTATGTCTCTGTCCCGGCGCCCTGATAGATGATGTTACAGTGCTTGGTCAGGAAGTTTTCCCGCAGCTTCTCACGGTTGATAGCATTCCGGCGCTTCTTTAGCAGTTCATCCCATACCATCTCAATTTCCAATGCCAGAGGATTTCCATGGGCCAGGATGGTGTCGTCCGTAGCCCAATCTTTTGTATTGTCTGGCTCATAGAGTAGGGCAAACACGGTCTCATCATCAATCAGACTATCCAGGATTTTCTTGGCGTTGTCCACCTCATCCTCCAGAGGGTTGTCCGCTGTTGGGTATTTGGTTGAGATGATAAACCCCAGCTTATTCCGGATGAGCAGCTGGCCGGAACGCATGGCCTCCACCGGGTAGGAGGTGGGAAGCGCTCCCACTTCATCCGCAATAAACACGCTGGGTTCCTTACCATCCATCCTGCTGGTGGAATAATTGAGTGGCGTGTACTTCGTCTTTGTGGGGTTATGCAGGATGTAGTCCCGCAGCACCTTAAACTCATTTTCCTCAAAGACCTCCACGTTGGTTGCCAGCAACGGCTCCAGAGCCTCCTTAATCTCACGGGCCAGCGCCCCATCCGGCGCCACGGAAAAGAACCGGGAATAGGCCGGCTCCAGGTAAAAGAGCAAAATAAAAAGAACAGCAACAACAAATGTTTTGCCATTCTTCCTGCAAATCTCCAGGACCGCCGTCTGGTACCGGCGCATCCGTTTGTCATTCCGATGGACCGTACAGAGGACCGCCGTTATGAGCAGCCACTGATACCCGGCCAGCGCCGAATAGATGGACCTCCCAGCCTTGGGTCCCTTGGCCATCTTGAGCACCTTAAGAATCTTATATATCTTATCCAACAGACTTTCATTGATGATATATTTCTTGTTCTTCCCTTTGTACGTCTGCAAAAAGTCTGCACACTGGAGGATAACGTACCTCGGCGCCTTAATCTTACCCCGGCATACCCCCTCAGCATATGCGACCGCCGGGTGCTTAACCTTCGTCCTCGTCGTCTTCATTGATTAAATCCATGATGGTCTTTTTCTTCTCTCCAGGCCTCACTTTCGCAATAGACAGCTTCGCCCGGCTCTGAGGGGATAGGCACAGCTCATTGCAGCACCGGAAGTATTCCTTTGATGCCTCGGCCCTGGCCATCCGGAAGGAATTCTCAAAGAGCAGTTCCTTCTTATCGTTGGCCTGCCGGTCCAGCTCCTGGATACGGTCAACAGCAATGGCGGTTTGGGCCAGAATGAACAGGTCCAGGTTACCCAGGATGTCGGCCTCCTGCAGTTCGGCCATGATGTAATTAAATATCTCCATCTGGGATTCCGTCAGGTACAGTGGCGGCACCAGCTTGTCATTCTTCCCACGGAGCTTATCCTCCAGCTCAAGGCGCTGCGCCTCTTCTTCTTTTGTAATTGTGCCAGTCTTTACCCTGGCTGATTTAGCTGGCCTTGCCATCCTGTCACCTTCCTTCTGGGCCGAAATTCTCATTTCTAAGATTTTGTGTGTTTAGAGGTGTCCGGAAGTGTGTCTATTTTTTGAACAACTCCCGGGGGGATACCTCCGCCACCAGACGAATCCCTACATCCACCAGAACACACTCATGACCGGTCTGCTCTTTGATACATTTACGAAAGTCATCCATGTATGACTTCATTAGCTTCCTGTCTGTCTCAAAGACCAGAATACTATCCGGAACATTTACCGTCTTAATCTCTTCGCATTCAACCCGATTTCCGTTGTCATCTTCAATCCATAATCTCACTGACTTTCCTCCTGTTCATTAATAATCTCTTTTATAGTTTCATATGGTATCTCTCCACTCTCACACATCTCATGATGTATCCCGCACACCGTCAGCAGGTTGTCATCATCCAGGCGCCGGTCATAATCTGCTTCTATGGGTATGGCGTGATGGACGGACAGGTTCTCATAGTTATACTGCCGGTCAGTTCCATACAGCTTGCGAATACACACCTGGCAGAGGTTCTTGTCTCGCCGACGTATCTGCTCCCGTTTCTCCCTCCACTTTCTGGAGCTACGGAACCGGTCTATGTAGGTTATCTTCTTTTGAGGTTGTGGCTTCCTGCCGCAGTCATACTGGCTGTCATGGATGCGACCACAATATTTACATGACTTAAGCACCTTACCACCTCACCTTCCTATCTGGCTGGCTGTTTTAAGTATAGAAAAAGAGATGCCCTAACGGTCATCCCAATTTATCATTCAATATTATTCATAACAAAAATATAGGTCGCTTTCAATAATTCAGATAGTTTATTACTTACATCATCTGCTTCGCTTTTAAGTTCATCAAAAGACTGTACATTAACTTCATGCAGTAATGCTGTAGCATCCCCTATCTCTATAATTTTATTATTTAATTCAATAACACCAATGTACTTATTTTCTTGTTGAGACAAGAGTTTTATTTGTAATATTGATTCTATCTTTGTTGCCTCACTCAAATCATACACTGCCTCGTAATTCCAATTTTCTTCTCCCGTTTGATGAAATCGTAACAAATCACAATTGCTTTTATTAATCTTAGCTGCCAATTCTGCTACAGTCATTGATACTTCATTTAAGAACCGGATTTTCTCATCTCTTTGTCGAATATCTCTTTCATAATCAATAGTTCTTTTCATTACAAAAATAGCAACAAATGCTCCTATAATTGCTCCCAAATATCCTCCCCAAAAACCGGCCCAATCATTATTTCCGCCTATAGGCAATAACGGAATTGATGATAATAAATATATAGCAAAGGGAACACCCACAATAGATAGTAATCCTGTTGGCAATAACCAACTCTTATTTTCTTTTATCCAAGATTTCATTTATGAAATTTCCTCACGTATTTTCTTTCATAATACACCATAATTCAAAAAAAGAAAAGTCCCCGCTGTTTGGTGCCTAAAAGGAGGTCCCGGCCGCCCTGAGTTTCAGACGCCGGGAAAATGGGTAACAAAAAGGGCCACCGTTTCCGGTAGGCCCAATTCTTTTCATACATTATAGCACAGACCATGTGTGCCATTCTATGCCATCTTTAAATTTTTAAGAGCCATCGCATGAATTCTATGAACCTGCCTCCACTTATAATCCATCTTTACGCAAATCTCCTCCCATTTCAGACCGCGAATGTATCGGTAAGTAAGTAGCATCTTTTCCCGCTCATCCTCCAATGCCTCGATGCAATTTCTTACTTGCTGATAAGCTAGTATCCGTTGGTACCGCGCTGCTATTATCTCATCTTCTAATTCATCCACCTTTGCCGCATATCCAGACAAATCCGTGGCATTATGAGCATGAGGCAGGCCATCTCCGATATCGCAGCCTGGAGACATCTTGCCTATCCGCAATTCTGCCAGCTGCTCCTCCAATCGGGTCACATCCCTTTTAGCTAACTGATAGCTCTGTAAAAATTCCTTTTTCTGTTCATTCTCAGTCATTACTTTTTCTTCATTCAATCCGATTTCCTCCTTTTACCCCGCACACTTTCCATGTACGGCCTGTGTCTCCTCTGGGTCCTCGACGATATAACACTCCATGGTTGTATTGACATTGCTGTGTCCCAGGACCGCCGCTATGTCCTTAAGTGATGCCCCATGCCGAGCCATGTATGTAGCCAGATACGCCCGGAACCTATGCGGGTGCAGATTTAACCCTTCCAACCGCGGGTCACTGGCTACTATCTCTTTGAGCATCTTGCGTATGGTGCAGGTGCACACCCTGCCATACAAACCTCCAGTTTTCCTAAAATTTATGAAAAGCGCCGCGCTGGTGTCTGGCAGCGCCCGGCGCCACTCCAGATATGCTTCCAGATGTACAATAGCGCGTGAAGTGAAGAACGCCGGCCGCTCCTTACGTCCCTTGCCGTAAATGATGCAGCGCTTCCTGACGATGTCTATGTCACCAACATCTAATCCGACCAGCTCTGATATACGCATCCCTGTAGCCACCAATATTTCCACAATGGCCCTATCCCTGACATGCCGGCAGCCACACCGGATGATCTCCACCTGCTCGTCCGACAGCACCCGCTTCACACGCTGCTCCTCTTTAATCTTATAGACTTTACCCATGGGATTCTTCTTCGGCTTTCTCATAAGGCAGCCGCCGTCCTCAATAAGGTCCTCATTCATCATCCATTTAAAAAATGACTGAAAGACGTGAATCTTATTATTAAGTGTATTATCCTTGTTGTGGTGCTCCGTCTGCTTCCAGGCCAGATAGGCCCTGATGTCATTGCTTGTCACGTCCGCGTAGTTCTTCCGCAGGAATTGGAAAAGACATTTAAGTTCGCCACGGTAGTTCACGATAGTGGCATCTGTTCTCTTCTCCAATTTCAGGCACTGCAGGAACATCTCCACCACCCGAGGGGTATCATCCACGTACTCTGCCGGCAACTGCCGCTCCTCCGACTCTGACAGGATGGTCTTGTTCATCAAATTCATGTACAGGGCCGCCTCGACCTGTTTCTGGCGCTGAAGCTCGTCCCACATCTCCATCTGAGTTACCAATGTGTTTAATACCTGCCGTATAAAAACATCTGTATTAATCGCTGTCTGCATATTATATCCTCCCTCATTTATGGTATTATTTTCCACTTGTTCACCATGCTTGAGTAATCTATAATATACTCAAGCAATATCAGAGCGGTGATAGCATCTTGGCGGGTGTCCACCGCTTATTCTTTTCGTACATACGTTCTTTCCTGTCGTTTTTTATTGCCGGGGTAATCCCCCGGCTTGTTTTATCTATACTCGTTTTACCACAATCGGTATTCTTCCCAAATCGTACCCACATTCCTTCAACGCTTGCGTCACCCTGTTCCACTCATCGGCCAGCTCTGACGCGTTCCCGTCATCCACCCGTACAATCAGGTACCTCTTTTGGTACAGGATACCCACATCACTGTAATGCTCTATCTGCTGCCGGTGCCGGATGCCCAGCATTACCATCAGCTCCGCTGCTCTGTACCGGCCGTCGTATTGGCCACAATCATACAAGTCATAGTACACAGGTCTTGATGCCACGTACAATCACTCCCTTCGGCGGCTCCCGCAGCTCCGGAACCGGGCACAGGCTGGTGTACATGTAGGCCGGCGCCGTCCGGATGCGCTCCTTGATGGCCTCGTCGGCCTGGGCGGCCAGGGCCTTGCTGCGGTCGATGCGGCTGACCTTGGACTGCTTACTGTCTTTCTTTCTCATAGACACCACTGCCTCATTACGTCTGTTACCACCTTTAGGAGCTGTACTGCAAGATTCAGTCCTATATAAAATCCTGCTCCTACGATGATGCCAAAGCTGTACCATTCAAGTACCTTTTTAATACACTCCTTGCACATCTCCTGATTCTCCTTTCGTATCAAAGTTTCAGTTTGGTTCATCATGATATTTCAATGCCTGGCCGCAAGTTGGACAGAAATAATCATCATCCTCAACCACATCCGAATCGCATACCGGACAGAAGCACTCTGCCTCATCACCAGCGGAATAATATGATTGATATGCCGGTGTCCACACCACCATTCTCGGCTCACTCTTGTCTTTCAAATACTGGACTTCTCCTGGCTCCAGGCCGGTATCCTCATAAGCTCCCAGCTTATTAAGCAATAGCTCCTTATAATTCCAACTGTTTTCCCCACATGGCAAGTTATCTGCCGCCACATGGGTTCCATCGTCATATGCTTTCGTTAATCTCTCCATAACATTCCTTTCCAAAACCTTAATTTGCTTGCTTATTCAGATTTTCTCTAGCTTCTTTGCAAGCGTGTTCATCCTCTATATATCCATGCTCTGATAGCCACTTTTGAAACTCTACTAACTCAAGGGTTTCCTCTTTACCTTTTGCAAGTTCTTTTTTATATAGCGCCCCCTGCATTTCATAGATTATGTAACTGTTATTTTTATGATTATTTTCAAGGATAATCCTTTTTCCGTTACAAATCCGGCTGCTGTTCAAACGGCAATCAACACATATACTCATATGTTCTTGTCCTTGTCCATCAATGATACTCCTTGTAATCATACAGTTCCTTTCCTCCGGTTCCACCGGAAATAACGATTTATGATAACAACTTATCCACATCCTTCAGTATGGCTTCATACCGTTCGACCAGCTTTTGGTGTTCGCCCATTTCTCTTTTATACCGAACGGTCTTTGCATTGCAGCGGCTTACATCCTTCTTTGCATTGGTCAGCTTTTCCTTGTCCCTGGTGTACACGGCATAACAGGGGCTCTGCATCCGCTCATACATCTCCTGCAGTTCTACCAGCTCCGTACGGCAGTCCACATACTTCTTCGCAAAGGCTTTAGCCCGGTCCGTCTCATCCTGCCGTCTGTCCGTAAGCCATTCCCTGATTTCCCTGGCGTTCTCCTCATTCGGCCAGGAAGCGCTTACCCACTTAAGCATTTTACGTATCTGTGCCTTTCTGGCCTCCTGGAAGAAAGTCTCTAAGTTTATCTCCATCCTCCCGTTTGGGATGTTGAATCTAATTACCATCCTTTATCCTCCTTATCCTCGCCTTAAGGGACTCCATAAGGCCATCCTGTGTCTCGTCCTTTACCCACAGCTTCTTTACCACATCCTCGTCCACCGTGCCCTTCGTTATCAAGCGGTGTATGATGACAGCTTCCGTCTGCCCCTGACGATGCAGCCTGGCATTGGCCTGCAGATACAGCTCCAGGCTGGGGTTCAGTCCAAACCATACGATGATATGCCCACCTGCCTGTATGTTCAGCCCATGCCCCATGCTGGCCGGCTGGGCCAGAAGCAGCGAAATCCTTCCTTCGTTCCAGTCGCGGATATCCTGTTGTGATTTAAGGGTCCTGGGATTGTAGCCCTTGAACCTTCCCATCAACCGGTCATAATCATGGCGGAAGTTGTAGAACACCAGGACCGGATGGCCTCCGGATGCTTCCAAGATTTCCCCAAGTGCGTCCAGTTTTCTGTCATGAAGGGGGATGACATTCCCTTCACCGTCATAGGCTGCCCCATTGGCCAGCTGCAGAAGTTTCCCCCATACAGCCGCCGCGGACAGGGCTGTGATTTCCTTGCCATCAAGCTCCAGAAGCTTCTCTTTTTCCAGCTCCCTGTACTTCCGCATCTCATGCCTGTCCATGCCGACGTATACGTCATTGACAATCTGTGCCGGCAGGTTTAAGTAATCATCAGCCTTCATGGATATGCAGATGTCAGACAGTTTCTGCTCTATGGCCTCCTTAGCACCTTCCTTTGGTGTCCAGGAATATACCACGAACCCGTTCCTCCTGTCCGGAAGAAAATACCGGTCTTTATATCCGGTGTATGTCTTTCCCAGCCGCTCCCCCCGGTCAATCAGGTACACCTGGGGCCACAGGTCCAGCAGGCCGTTGGGCGCCGGTGTCCCTGTCAGCCCCACAAACCGTCTTG